AGCAGGTCTTCTTTCTTGTATTCGCTTTCCTCATCGAGCGAAAGCGGAATGAGGTTTTCTTCTTTTACGTTTTTGGTGCTCTGGCTTTGAAGCACCGCCCACATTATTTTTCGGGTTTTTAAGAGCTCGAACTCGCGGTTTTTAAAGAAGCCGTCTGAAATCATTTCCAACTCCACAAAATCCAACTCCTCAAACTCAGACGGCATCAAACCCAACTCACCTAACGCGAACCGCTCTACTTCGCGGAAGGTGATTTCTTTTTTTTCGCGGTTCCTCCGGAGCTATGGTTTTGCTGGTCGGTGAACCGCTCGGCGGCAAACTCAATAGCTTCGGTGATGAAGTCTATAAACCCGAGGTCTTCCACCCAATCTTCCACCTGCTCTACCGTGATGGCGTCAGGGTCTTTCTTCAAGCTCACCGCCGCGTCCTTGGCCGCGAAATAAATTAAGTCCACCGCCGGTCCCAGGTTAATATCACCGTTAGGGTTTTTTTCATCCTGTACGACAATCTGCTGAAAGGAGGCCGACAAGGCCACATCATACTTTTCAGCAAACCACCGCCAGCAGCGCACCCCAAACTTAAAGTTCAGGGTTTCGCTACCGATTTTTTTGGTTAAATACTTGCTCATATTACACAACGGTTCCGGTTGTCAATTCGCCTGAAGAAACAAAGTCGGCGCTGTACGTCACGATATCATCTTTGTTCATCTCCACGCTCACGTTGTTTACATATCCATCTACCTCATAGGTAGGGGCTCCGCTGGTTGTCGACGTGATTAAAAGCGTTGCTTTTGTTCCGTTCGTGATAGAGGTAATCAGGTCGTTGACTCCGGCACCTGCCACGGCTCCGGTTTCATACAGCCCGCCAATACTCAGATTGATATCATATTCGCCAAGCGGTATTCTTTTTTTTGCTGAATCGCCCTTCACGGTCGTGTCGAGCATCTCGTCTGATATTTCAAACGACAATTCGCGCTGCGAAGCCAGCTCCACAGTACCCATCTGAAGCAGCATTACTTTTCCTTTTATCTGTCCCATGTTTTTAAATTATTAATTATCATTCCACACTTCGTAATCTTTCCACACGCCCGTATCATCCCACGAACCCTCCGCTAAAATCCACGGGATAACCACGTGCACATATGTTGAGTCAGAAACAATCGTGGCCTGGTAGCTTACCAGGTCGCTCTGATTCATTTCTTCTTTTAAATCTTTTACATAACCCAAAAACGTCCGGTAATCAACCAGGTCTGAACCCACGGTAATCTGAGCCCTTGTTTTTCCGGTCAGGTTATCGAGCAGCAGTTTTGCCGATGCGTTGGGGTTTTCGGGGTCGTAGAGCCCTCCCAGGCTCACCAACATCTCATAACGCCCCGACGGCTTCCGGTTTTTGCTTTTCCCTGAGCTTCCGGCCACAGAAAGAAAATCAGTCGTGATGTTCCACGACAGCGTCCGCTGGCTTACCAGCGTAGTGCCCGCCACCTCAATCACGGTTGTATTTCCTTTTACCTGTCCCATTCTTTGTTAAAACTCGAATTTCAACTTCCAAATTCCAATTTTTTGTTATTTGGAATTTCATTCAAACATCGTTATTGAGTCGTTCCAATAGGCTTCATCCACCCAGCGGTCATTCTCAAGCAGGTTCAACACGCGCTGCTCATCTACTGTAAAGCGTAGCACCGTGTGTTTTACGTTCTGGTCATCGCTCAGGTCGTCGTTCATCCCTATGAATCGCACCACCGGAATATCCACCGCCTCCACCGTGCCGCTGTATCCATCGAGGGCGCGACGCACGTGCCCCGATATCTCCACCGCATCAGCCATCAGCTCCGCAAACACGTTCACCTGAAACTCAGCCTCATCATAAGATGATGGGCGTTGCTTCGTGTCGTGTGGCAGCGTAGATATCAACTGGTAAGTGACCGCCGGAAAGTCTGCCGTCTGCGGCATAGCCACCGGGTAGATGCGCCCACCCGTGAGGCTGCTCACCTCGCTGTCGTTTATTAATATCTGTGCTACTGCTTTGCGTATCATTTAGCTGCGGCTTTAACGATTAATTTCTTTATTTTCCGCTCAAAGCGTTTTTCAATATTCTCTTTATTTTTTTCGAAAGCCGGGCGCATAAACGGCTGTGCCGGGGTGCTTCCGGTGTGCGTCACCTTCACCCATTTCCCGCCAATTTTCCGGTATTGCGGCTTCCGGTATTTTCGCGGCGCGGTGCCAAACTCAACCAAGTGTCCGTAAAAAACATTTGTGCTTTTACGGCGCGGCCCTACATAGATAAAGAGCTGGGTTTTGCTTTGTGGATTGATATATCCAATAGCTTTTTTCAGCGCACCGGTTCTAACGGGCGCCATCGCTTTTGCATCGCGTTTCATCGGAGCAGCGGCAAAGCGCAAAGCCTGACGGATGGGTTTAACCTTGTTTTTGATTTTCGCATCATCAAGGCGTTTTACCACATCTTCAACCCCTTCAATCCTAAAGTTGGCCGTGTCTCTTATGGCTGTTCCTTTTATCATCCCACGTATTTTGTTGTGATTTCGATAATACGGTCGTTGATAATTTCGACATTAATGATGTCGTAAGATTCCCCGTTGTGCCTCAGCTCGTCGCGGGTGGTGATGTTTTGCCCGGCATCGCGGATAGTCCAAATCTCGCGTCTGGTGTACACCTTTTGCTTTTCTTCGCCCACCCCTTCCACATCTTCGCGACCGTCGACCTGGCTTTTGGCTGCATACTCCTCATATTTCAACGCATAAGAAGGCACCTCTTCACCGTAATCATTACTGGTAAAGTCGTAACCGTAAATTTCTATGTCGTATGAATAATCTGAAGCACGCATTTTGTTTTTATTTAAGCATTAGGAATCCTGTGATTTTTAAATACTGTTTCAGCGCCAAACGGAATCTTTTCCACGCGGCGCCCTACCAGCACTGCTTCGCGATTTTCGAAATAGTGCGCAGCAGTCATTTTGATGGCTTGCAACACATCATCGGGCACCTCATCAACTGCCCACCCGGCATCATACTTTGCTTCAAAAGCATCGGGGCGCTGGTAGGTGTCTACCAATTTCCCGTCAAGGAAAAAGAGCACCGCCGGGAGCTTGATTTTATCCACCACAAAATCGGTGTCGAGCGTAAGCGTCTGCTGTGCGTTGTCGGTGTCGTAATATTTCAGGCTGGTAAACGTGCTTACCTTGCCACCCGGCAGCCGAACGTATCTTTCATAAGCATCGAATGTGAAAGTTATTCCTGCTGTGAGCACCTGGCGGTTCATCATCGCTTCGGCCATACCGATAGCGGCTTTAATCAGCGTCTCCAGCATTCCATCCCAGCGTGTTTTGGCGGGCGGGATTTCGAGGTGTGCTTTCATATCAGCCACGCTTAACAACGTTAACTGGTTGGTGGCCGGTGTGCTAACAGTGTATCCTTTCATTATTTCTGCTCTTCAAAATATTCAATAATCGCATTCGCGGTGGCTTTGCCAATTCCTTTTATGTCCTGGAGCATTTCGGCATCCATTCTCACCAGGTCATCTACACTGAAGTCAGCAAGATATTGACGCCCCGGAAGGTCTTCAGGTAAGTCGGAGGCTTCTTCGGTGGTTACTTCCATAATCACATCTTTATCAAGAAGCGGCTTCGCTCGCTCATCGGTAAGCTGAACAATATCACCCTTCATTGAGCCGTGACCGTATTGCGTTCCGTGTTTTTTAAATTGATAGTTTTTCATTTCTGTTTATTTTTATTTGGTTTAAATAATTCCCAGCTACTATTCTTCGCCGGGAATTAATCGAAAGGCATCACCCCTTCTTGCTGCTAAGCAGCGGCTTTTATTGCTCCGTTTAACAGGAAATCCGCCTACTAACTCTAAGCAACAACAACAGTAGCGGATGCAGGAATCGAACCTGCTCCTGTAGGTTATGAGCCTACCGAGTTAACCGTTTCTCCTATCCGCAATATTTTTAAGAACTTTTTTTATCCGCGTAATCCGTCAAAAACCTGTGGATTTTGCGTTTCTAAAAAAAGAGCCGCCGCGTGGCGGCTCTCCAAACTAACCACTAAAAATCAACCATGAAAAACCTAACCCAAGTTTATATCGGCTGCTATTGCAAAACTTTCTTCGCGCTTCAGGTCGATATCCCAGAAGGAATCAACTTGCAGCTCTGTTAAGCCTGTAGTTTTTGAGGTGTATGGGTCCACGATAATATCGAGGCCACCAAACTGTGCGATAATCAGGTCTTCCCAATTACCAAAAATCATCGCGCTCAAGTCCTCGGTAGTGTGCGTCCCTTCAGTAAGGTTGCTGGGCACGTGGTTGGTTACGTAGAAAGGATAACCATTCACCTCGTTGTTTTCGAAAACAAAACGACCGGAACCACTGTCTTTTGCCAGCGTCTTCAGATAACCGCGAACTTTTGCGTTCGAGAGGTAAGCCAGCTTACCCATGTCAGCGTTGTCCACTGCAATCTTAGTTTCAAACTCCACCATTTTTTCATGAGTAGGATTACCCGCTCCATTAGCTCCAAAATCTACGGTGTTGGTAATCGAACTGTTATTCAAAATACCCACCGGGTTGTCGCCTCCGGTTGCGCCATTGATGGCGGTCTGCTGCAACTTATTCATCGTTGCAAACAGCAAACTGTCGCGGACAATGCGTTCCACGTCAGGTGAAGATTGAAGCATCAGCTGCTTTGATATTTTAGTAAGCGCACTCAGGCGGTGCGGAGTCAGAGACACCTTGCTTGCGCCGATGTCTGAGGCACTAACCTCTCCCATTTCGCTTTCCCAGGTGGCAGTTACATCAGAGGTCTTTTTCGGAAAATCTACATTACCTGAAAGCCCGGTGATAAAATCGGCCCCCATTTGCGCCAGCACCATACGCTCGCGAAGGTTGTCGATAAATCCACGAAGCTCAGTAGGAACAAAATCACCTGCATCCACTTCACCAGAAACACCGGTTGCCGTTGCGGCACGCAGTTCTCCTTGGTTCAGAATTATGTAAGGAATCTGCAATCCCTGCCCTTGCGGGTTGTTGCGTTGTCCTTCCTCGTGCATCTCTTTTTCAAGACCGGAAAGGTTGCCGTTGCGATATTCGCGGATCGCTTTTACGAATGAAAACTTCCGTAAATCTTTCTTTCTTTTTTCTTCGTTACCGTGTTTTGGTTTCATCTCTCCTCTTTTTTCAGCTTCCTCGGCAGCTTCACGCTCAGCCTGCTCCTCGGCTTCGAGTTTCAGGTTGCGCTCAATCTGCTTGTCGAGCTTTGCCGTTTCTTTTTCCAATTCGCCCCAGCGCTTTTCTTCATCTTCGTTGAAGTCGCGCTCTTCCTTTTCGGCAGTTGCATTTAACTGCTTCATTTCGGCAGTGAGCCCTTTCTTCTCTTCTCTCAGCTCCTGAACCTTTTTCAAATACTTATTCATCGCTTTTGTATTAAATTAATTTTTCGATTTCTTTGATTTACTTTCATCTTAGGTGTCATACTGTTTTGCTGACGCAGATTATCGCGACTGCGCGCAGCAACTGTAGTGTCCTGGTAAGCAGGATATGTTACCGGGCTGACATCAATCAGCCGACTAAACTTCGTTATCACTCTCAAATCATTGTCCGGGTTGTCATCATCAAAAACCCAACGCTGCTCCTCCACTTGGAAAGCGAAGGATGACTGGTTAACATCGCCACTTTTAATCGCATCGTAAAGGTCGCGGGCATACTGGCGGTCGGGCGTGCGATATTCATAAATCAAGTCGCCATTATCGTTTAGCGACAGATTCAGCGTGCCGGAGGCCGTGCGCGCTAAAACCATGTTCGGATCGTGGTTGAAGAGTGCCCGCACATCATCGGTAAGCACCGCATCGAACGCGCCGCGCTCAATCTTTTCCTTCATATACCCAAGGTCGGTTACCTGCTCCACCACAGCGGCAGTGCCTTCCACGATATCCTCATCCGCTTCAGCGCGATGTTCTACCTTTACGGGAGCGGTGAAAAAACGCCGTTCCGCGCCTTCTATGTTTTTGATGTAATCTTTACGCTCCATTTTCTTTATTGATTTTTGTTTGGTAATATTTATCAATCATATCTTCCGGGATTTTATTGAGGTCAACATAATGGCGGTCGCCATTATCCGCGCTGTTCATATCTTCAAGTTTTAACACATCGTTTTTATTGAAAACGCCATGGTAAAGCATCTTATCATAAAACTCGGTTTGACTTTTAATGTCGCCACGCAACAGTCCTTTTACGTTGAATTTTATAAAATACTTCTGCTGGCGCTGTTCATCAAGCGTAAAAAGTTTACGCTCCAATTCCTGCTCTATTCGTTTCACCCAGCTAATAATCGTAAACTTCACAAACTCGGTGCTGAACTGCTCAAAGCTGTTATATCCACCCTGTTTGATTGCTCCATACACCAGGTGCAGCGGCACGCCAAAAAATCCCGCGATTTCCGCGTTCGTAAATTCACGGCTCTGTATAAATTGCAGGTCTTCGGGCTTCAGCGCGAAATTCTTAAACTCCAGCCCCCCTTCAAGAAGCGGGGTCTCGTTAGCATTCTCCACTCCCTTTTTGGTATCCACCAAATCAGATTTTAATCGTTCGTAAGCATCATCCGATAAGTGTTCGGGTGTGGAATAGTATCCTGGCGGCATGCTTCCGTTTTTAAAGCTGTTGTTGCCATAGCGCTGCGAGGCAATGGCGGTGGCGAACCCTTCGCGGGCTGCATGGATAGGACTTAATCCGAGTTCACCATCGCCAAGACCTTTAAAGTGAAGGACATTATTTGAAGTTTGCAGCCCCGGAGCATCTTTAAAGCGGTAATAAAGTTTATGATTGTAGGTGTAAACCGTTACATCACTATTTTGATAAAGCCTTAAGGTATAGCCATCGCGACTGGTAATGATGCGGCTGTAGCTGTTGCCGCGGGTCAAAAGCTGATAAAGGACGGTTTGAAAATACACAAACTCAGTCATCATCTGGTTAGGGCGATGAATAGCAAAAGCTACATCGTTATCGATAAGCTGCTTTTTATCTCCGTTGGGTAGTCTTTCAAATACACCTTTGGGGAGTCCGGCGATGGTAGAGGCCAGCAAGTCGATAGACCGAAAAGCCACCATCAGGTTCGACACCGAATCTTCGTTTACATCGACCCCGGCGCTGGAAGTAGCACCAAAAACACGCTTCAGCCACTCTGCCGGATTGCGAAGCGTGGTAGTATCGCTGCGCGATTCCACGCTGTAAATTGGTATCCCTAAAATCCTGGTGATTTTTTTTGACATAAAAAACCCTTTAATGCTCAAAAATACATTAAAGGGTTCGATATATGCAAGCGTAAACCAAGAAAGATATTAGTAAGTTATTAGATATTTATCAACAATTAATAGCGCAACATTCGCTTACATGCTTCTTTATAGTTGATTTTTTATTTTATTAATATCCTAATTTATTTCTGAGTGTTTCCATAAAAATCATTAGCACTTCCCATTTTTCAGTTTCATCTTCAGCATCGTTTAATGCTTTATTTACTTTTCTATCTGTAGATTCAGGAATTTTACCTTTATATAATTTTTGCTTTATATCCTCCCAGTGCTGTTCCGGAGTTTTATTTTCTTTATCCATAATCAATCTTTTTTTAGTTAAAAATATTTCTTTGTCTAATTCTTTGCAACAATGTTTTTTATTTTTAAACCCAAATCTTTAAAAATATTATTTATTAATCGTTGTTAATCAAATAATTATTTTCGTTTTTGTTTATTTACGAGTTGGCAAACATTAAAACGATTTGCCAACAATGTATAAACGCAATACTTACCATAGGGTCAACACACGCTTTCGTTCTTCTAATCGTTTGCAAGCAGCATCGTAGTAACCCTTATTTATTTCATATCCTGTTAGGTCTCTTTTCATATCCCAACAAGCAATAGCAATACTTCCGCTTCCTAAATGAGTGTCCAAAATCAAATCATTTTCAGTTGTGTACATATCAAGCAACCATCTGTAAAGTTCAACGGGCTTTTGTGTTGGGTGTATCTTATTTGGTTCGGCAGTTACAACGTGCTTCCTAAAAATCTTTGCTGGTTTTTGAAAACTCATCCAAGCCATCTCACACATTGCACTACTAAAGTCTTGTGGTTGCTTTTTATCCCATATCACAAAGCCCTGAGAAGGTGGTAAATCAAAGTAATTGCCACCCCAAATGATTTGATTTTTGCTTACCCGCATAAGTTCGTCAAAATATTGCTTGTTGGGTATTGCGTTATCCCAATCACATTTTTCGTGTTTTTGCCTAAACGGGTTACTACTTATACCTATCCCATAAGGTGGGTCTACTATTGCAACATCAAAGCTATCATCAGCATATCTCTTTAATGCTTGCAAACAGTCCTCGTTATATATTTTAATGTTCGGTTCTTTCATCTCGTACTGCGTTTATACTTTACCGTTATACACAATTCCGTTAAATAACAACTATTTTTTTACCAGCTTTCGCAGTCCGTGCTGGTTGTAGGTTTTTTTACCATCATCGTTTAACTCCATACCTAAAGCCATGACCAGCGACACCATACCGTCGACCTTCTCCTGACTATTAGCTTTGTCTATCTTTATGTTATCGGCAGGGTCGCGCTTGATGGATACGTTGCTGCACATCCATCGCAGCACCGGGTTCCCGGCGTGGTTGATTTCTTTTTTCAGCACCAGCTTATTCAGCTCTTTAGTAGGCGCACTCATGCTGCCGAAGCCCTGCCCGAAGCCTTCCATTTTGATGCCTTTTTCCATCAGGTCAATTACAAGCTGACTGGCATTCCAGCGGTCGTAAGCAATCTTACGGATGCTGTATTTTTTAGCGAGCTTCAAAATATCGGCTTTTATAAACTCGTAATCCGTAACGTTTCCGGGCGTTATGCGGATGAAGCCTTCACGAATCCACACATCGTAATTCACTTTGTCGCGCTCTACGCGCTCTTTGTAGTTCATTTCCGGCATCCAAAAAATGGGGAGGATTTGCTTTTTGCCATAGACATCCGGGAACTGCAACACCAGGGCGGAGATGTCGCGGGTGCTGGCAAGGTCGAGGCCGCCATAACATTCCTTTCCCGTAAGATCGGGCAAGGCGCCAATATCGCAAGCCATCCAGTCAGCATCTTTAATCCAGGTCTCGGCAGCGTCTGTCCAAACGTTTAAATTTTTGGTCATCACCGGCACGATTTGCGAGTTGTCCGCATCAGCCCGGCTTATTTCAGCGGCCAGCCACTTGGTGTTAACACTCACCCCCAGGTTTGGGTTTGCTTTTATCCACTTGCTTTCATCTTTCCAATCATCATCTTCATCGAGCGTGTAAATCATCCCGAAAAGGCTGTCTTGTTCAGCAACCCCACGAAGCACATTATCAACAAGGTTACGCTGAATGTAGCACGGACTTTGCCTATTAAATCCGGCAGTGGTTATCAGGAAAAGCAAGGGTTGCCGCCTGGAGCCCATCCCGGATTTCATAACGGAATAAACACCATTATCGGGGTGGGCGTGATACTCATCAATAATCACGCAATGCGGGTTCAAACCATCCAACCGTTTATGATCGGATGAAAGCGGCTCAAACTTGCTGTACTTTTCTTCGATGTGTAGATTGTAGTTTTGAAAAGTCACCATTTCGCGAAGCTTTTTGCTGGTGCTGTTTTTTAGCAGATACTTTCCGGCTTCAAAAACCTTCTTCGCCTGGTCGCGCTTTGTTGCTGCGCTGTATATTTCCGCGCCATACTCGCCATCAGCCGCAAACATGTAATCAGCAATACCACCACCCAGCGTGGACTTTCCATTTTTCCGCGCCAGCTCGATGTAACTTTCCGTAAATCGGCGGCTGCCGTCTTCCCATTTCCACCCAAACAGGTTAGCAACGATAAACTGCTGCCACGGCTCAAGCATCAGGGGTTTACCATGAAACTTTCCTTCAAACTGCGTCAACAGGCTCATAAACTTAATAGCCCGCTGCGCCGCCTGCTCATCAAACCACAGCCCGCGCTGATGGCCGTTTTTAAGGTCATCATCCCAGCGCTTCACCGCCAGCTTAACATAATCGCAAGCTATCTGGTTTCCCGAAGACACATCAGCGGCATATTGTTCGTATGTAAATTTTATTTTCATTTAAAAAAGTGTGTATATCATTCTATAATAGCTTTATATACGTAATACGTATATTTACGAGTTAGCAGCAAGCTAATAGCCACTGTTCAGCCATTGCCCTCGCTATGCCTTCAAATGTCTTACTACTTTCTTTTGCATTTTTAGCAGTACCTCTGTTGTAACTCTGTCCTCGTTTCTTGCCACCAGTATTTGAAGGCAAATATGGCTTATAACTTTCTACTATCTCAGTCGGCTTTAATAGTGGTAAATTTTTAAGCCACAGCAGGGTTTTCTTGCTATAAGGGTGTCCGTATTCATAAGGCTGTATCGCTTGGCTATGTTTAGGCAACCCAACCACTTTTAAAGGTACAGGATTTTCGACTGCAATATACTTTATCGGAGCGTTAAGCAATTTCATAAACATATCCTTCGCTTCCATTGCCAATTCAAATCTTTCTTGACTTAAATTACCTGCTGTTGGGTACATCCATCTTGCACCTGCTTTACTCATATAAGTACAAGGTGGGTGCGCTATCATCATATCATATTTACCACTATAAGCCTCCTTAACTGCATCGCCTTGTATATGCCATTCTGGGTGTCCACCACTTGGCTCTTGTATGTCACAACTATAAGCCTCTATTCCCAAC